AGCTCAAAAAGACGGCCGAGGAAAGAGCCGTCAAATACTATACTGCGGCCATGCCGAAGCTGAGCGGGCTCGAAAAGATGAAGGCCGAGGGACGGGTGAAGGAACTCACGGCTAAAAACAACAACCTGTCGAAAGAGGATGCGGACCTGCTTTATTTGGCTGGGAAATGGAAACTTTGGCCTGTTGGCAGTAAACGGGCTGCAGGATGGACTATCTATCAAAACGGAACAACAAAACATTCCGGTGGTGCAACAGGAACGTGGGTTCCAGCGAAAGAAGGCATTGTTATTAAGTGGTCAACAGGCGCAATTGACATAATGCGCAGACCAATCGATCCGCGAGGAACAATATTGGATACACCAAAAAAAATAGCGGCTGGTGTCTTAAGGAAGCAGAACTAACTAGACTTCAAACGCCTCCTTCCACGTTGGAGAAACAGGTATATTGTAGCGTTCACAAAGAAGACTTGTTGGGTCGTCTTTAGGAACCCACTCACACCCGCAGTATTGTCCGCACAATACTTCTGTCTGCTTCGCGGCAAATTCGGGATCGAACAAATCAGCTAGCTTTTTAGTTCGTATGCCGAGTTTATGTATTCCGTCTATCGCGCCGCCGTTTGGACAAACGGTATAGCCTTCATGGTCCACAGAAATTCCACACCCTCGCTTGTAGCCAGAGTGAACGTGACATGGATTGACTCTACACGCATCGAAATCTCGCGGTGCAATACAGTAATCTCGGCGGAAATGGTCGACGGCACCTGTTGGTTTTGCGCTGAGCGAACGAACACAACCGGGCCGTAGCTTTTCAGCTTTCCCTAAAAGCGAACGCGATTCATCTGTAAAATGGTTCGACATGACCCGAATCGAACCGAATCCGCAAGCAATCTCAACAAAGTCCAAGAACTGTGAGTGAAGCGTAGGCTCACCACCGATAATCCATATCTCAGGCCTCCACTCCAATTCACGAGCCTCATCGACAAATCGTTTGGCATCCTCGATTGTCATATCTTCTGTGGTTGGTGGCAAGTAGCAAAAGCGACAGCATGACGTACATTTCAGGTTACAACGATACGTAATGCTCCACTCAGCTACTCCACTTCTTGGTATCCATGTCTTCATATCACATATTCCTTTGGTCGATTAGCACCGGTCTTGCAAAATTCCAAGTATTTTTCGTGAGGATTGGCAGGTCCATAATGATTATCGTAAAACCAGTTGCGACCACTACTTCGTGAGAAATGGAAAATTGTAGGGTCTAGATTTTTATAGTCAAAAAGGTCGTTATGACAATTAAACTCAGAACCATCAATTTCTTTAACCTGCATCGGGAAATTTGCCATTGCGCGACAGAGAGCAAGTTGGTCAAGAGACTGATAGCGAAGCCATTCTTCATGCCAACAGTCGAACATTTCTATTACTTTTTGAGTTCTCCTAAAAGCAAATACACCTGAATTATAGTGTGGCTGATCAGCCTGGCACATTTCCCTTGTGTAATTCTGCTCTTCCCTGTATTTAACTTTCCCAGAGCCTTTTCTGTTGCAAATTCGTTCTACAGTTGGATAAGTTGGTTCCTTCACAAGTGCAACATCACCATCGCCAATAAGTTCATCTAACGGAGGGAGTGGCTTGTTGACAATAGTATCATCGTCAATCAAGAGGGTCACACCACTAAATGGGCTAAGCTTGTGAGCCTGCGTCTTGTAGTGACGTGAAAGAAAATTTTGGTATTTCGGATCCGCCCATGTAAACGGAACGTCCACAGGCACGTCACTGACGACATGGACAGGAACATCAGGATTATGACGCTGAAGCCCGGCCAAACAATCCCACAATAACTGCCTGCGTTTTCGTCCGATTGAAATTATCAAAACGCCATTATCATTTTTTTCATTCATACCAAGGGCACGGCGAAATATGGTTGAAAGATAGCACTCAGGAGACAGCCACTGGTCTCTGGTCCACAATAGTTTATTTTTCCCTGTCTTTGCACGTAGCATCACACAGGCACATCCTTTCGGCAGCTTGCCTTCAGCAAGATATTGTCGTCTACGACCACCGCGAGCCGGGTCAACAAGTTCTGTTGGTATGACGCCAACCTCGCGCTCTCCTATGATAGCAATTGCCCTTTGCAGTATTGGAGGACCAAGCGATTGACGATTGAGGCGTTTCCGCTTGTCTTGTAATACCTCTTGCTGCTGTCTCGCACATTCGCTGATGACTTGGCCATTGGGCCGTGACATCAACAATGCATCAACCGAGAATTTGTTGTCGTATTTATATGTAACTAGATCTTTTCCGGCCATGTGTTTTTTGCAAAGTTCCCTGACGTCACTCAATACAATGCAATCCGCATCTATCCACGTTCCACCAAAAGTTTTCAGTAGCCATGTGCGAATTATGTTGCTTCGCTGACACGCCCTGCTCAATGCTGGCATTGTTGACAACAGATCGTAAGGATCGTCTGGACCGCGATGCTCTGCATATAGCCTCGCAAACGTGGTCGGAGTCAGGATATTAATACCAGGAATATTCCGTCTCATTGTTTCAAGGCAAAGTTCGATCCAAGCAGGACATGCACCATCCCAGTAAGTCCACGCATGATCAGGCACCTCGGACAACTCCTGGCGATTGTCAAGTTGCCATACTGCCAATTGCGAACCATCATCCAACTGTGAACCGATAACACGTAATGGTTCTGATTTAAAGTATTTCTTAGCGCAGTAACCTTCCCATCGACGGGTGTAATCATGCATAAAGACAATCGGTGATCCAGGAAGTCTTGATGTCCATCGCACAGGTAGCTCGCGGCCTGGATTGCCGTATTGATTCCGTCTCGGCCCGTCAATAAAAACGATGTCCCATTCCTGCCGAAATGCTTCTTGTAGCTCATCCGGAGGCGGAACGTCCGGAGCATCTACGCCTTGAGTGCTTTCGTAAGATGTTCGTATTACCTCGCATCCTTCATTGCGAGCAAGGCGGACCCAACGGCGTTTGTCCTCAATAAATAGCGTCCGACCTCCGGCATTGGCTTTATGCCACAACTTTGAGTCATGGCCACAGCCGAAGACAAGCATGTTGCATGGTCTGTTTTTCTCGATTTCCGCAATGATCTCACGATAATTATCCTCACTACACCATCCATGAGCGATCGCATGCTCTAGCGCATCACCTATTTCAAATTGGCCTTCTCCCAACTGCCACACACCCAAACTCTTTCCAACAACATGAGCTGACTCCGTCTTGAAGTATTGCTTCGCACATCGGCTCTCCCAGTCGCGGTTATAATCGTGGAGGAAAACCAACGGCTCGCCTGGCAGACGCGAGGTCCAGCGGATCGGCAGCTCGCGGCCTGGAGTGTTGCTTTTGTTTCCGCGTGGTGCATCGATAAATACCACATCCCATTTCTGGCTTAGTGCTTCTTGCAGTTCCTCCGGGACAGGACCGTCAATGGCGCCGACACCGCGTTTGCTGTTATACGTCGTCTCGATCACCTCGCAGTCTTCATTGCGGGCCATACTAGCCCAGCGGCAATTGTTTTCGATAAACAGCGTCCGACCGCCAGCGTTAGCCTCGTTCCAGAGCCTGGAGTCAGCACCACACCCGAAGACAAGAACGTTACACGGGCACCGCTTCTCGATCTCAGAGAGAATGTGCCGATATTGCGAATCCTTGCATTTGCCGCGAGCGATCGCGGAAACCAAGGCGGCGTCCTTTTCGGACGGTATGTCGGACAACTCGAATCGTGATCGCTCGGGAAACATTTTATGTAGTGCCTCTCTGTGCCTTTTCGGGATACGTTTTCCATTGTAATTAAAGCTGATCCGCTCCGGATTTTGACACGCTGCAACGATCTCGTCGGACGTGCCGCTCAACTCATGCTTGCTTAACGTCGCGCCAGTAAGCGGAATAGACCCCGTAGCCTTGGACCCGGCGGCATTGCAGTAGAGCGTGTTGATACACAAACTCGGTGACGTGGCCCAGTCGAACTCACCGGCTGCGCGGCGGAACGCTTCTGTCTCGCACAGGATCGGCATGTGGCAATCGTAAAACATCGTCGGGTAGCCACGCTCGGCAAGTGCCTCGCGTGTCCGCTCCATTCGTGCCCACCAATCCTTGGCATCAGGGTTTTCTTTCACTTCATTCGCGTATCGCGGCAAAAGTTCTCGACCATACATCGGCTTCAGCAAGCATTGATCGTCCGACTGGCGGATGAATAAACGAGAACAACCGGCATCGATCGCCATGAGTACCTTGCGGAAAAGGTTAGCGTCTTTTCCATGCTTGTAAATATCGTCGGCCGGTATGTGCTCGACATTGGTGAGCCAGCTCGGTTTATGCCCTACTATGAAAACTCGACCTAAATCAAGGAGATTTTTTTCGAGCGATCGAAGTGCGTAACGTAGCTCGCCATCACCCCACAAACTTTTATTCGATAGCGGAATTACAACGTCAACACGGGAGCCAACCGCACCGTCAACCATTCCGGCATCGGACCATTTACCCTCCGGACAAACCTCCGTTGACCATTTCACTTTTTCCAAGACCTTTTCAGGATCGCTGCACGTCCGACAAACCAGGAGGCATTCCCTGCTCTCGTATTGATCACACTTCTTGCAGTGATTTTCGATAATCTGCTCGACCTCTTCCTTGGGCCGTTTCGGTTTTCCGGCATGTACCCATCGAGCGTGGGCACCTGCGAAATGGTTCGACTTTTCGACATCACTCCACTTCCCATCCGGACACTCGAACGTCCCGACACGGATTGTCGGTATCGAACATTTACCGCACTCCTTACAGAGTGAAAACCAAAGCCGATGTACGTCTACCATCGGTCGGACAGGATAACCGGCCTCATTCCATTCGCGAAGTTCATCGACCGACAATTCAGGTTTTCGCCGAATGTCGGTTCTTTTTTTTTGGTCTAGCTTAGTAGGCATCGAGAATTTCAAGCTCTGTATTATAACCAGGCATGCCAACCTCTCCGATCAGATCATTTTCGCAGTCGATTGTTGCCGGTCCCAAATTAGACAACCCAGTACAAAAACCGCCTGTTTCGTAGTCCAACACATAACACTCACGAAAGACATCACCTCCGTTGTTATAGATCACGACGACGATCGCGATGTCTGAAGTAGGCTCTTCATACTCTATAACTTTGTACCAATTGCACGGATCCCCTTGAGTATGCTCTAAAACTTGGTCACCATTCGCCGCGCCACGAATCCCGTCCGCGGCACAATTTGCAATATTAACTTTCAGATATCGCGACGTGGTGCCTGTATCACAGTATGAACATGGCCATTGGCTCGGAGTAAACGATTCAGAGCTCGGAGAAGCGGGGCTGCTGGGGCTTGGCGAGCTGCTCGGGCTTGGCGTGCTTGAATAGCTATCGCTCAGACTGCTTGGCGATACCGGGCTCGAAGGACTACCGGGGCTGCTTGGGCTTGGCGAACTGGGACTCGCCGGACTGACCGGGCTTTGGTAGCTCTCGCTGGGACTGCCGGGACTACTCGGTGATACCGGACTCGACGGGCTAACCGGGCTGCCGCTGGGAACGCTTCCGCTTGGACTGCCTGGGCTCGATGGACTTCCTGGCGACCCTGGACTTGACGGGCTACCCAAACTGCTTTGGCTCGATGGGCTGACAGGAGAGCTGAAGCTTGACGAGCCAGACAGACTTGATGGACTACTCGGGCTTGCATCGCTCGATCGGCTAATGCTCGGGCTGCTCGGGCTTACCGGACTCGAATAGCTCTCGCTGGGAAAACTTCCACTCGGGCTGATCGGGCTTGGAAAACTACCACTCAAGGAACCCGGGCTCGACGGACTCCCAGGGCTACCTGACGATTCACTTACCGAGCTGAATGATTTACTTGATCCGTAACTCATTTGGTAGTTCCTCGGCAGGGTACGCACTGTTGATGAATCGTTCGTTATGGTCGAACTGGTTCTTTGTTCGGCTCGGGAACCTTACTCCAAGGAATCCCTTGCGGATACCTGTAAGACGAACGACAACATTTATGTTCTTGCGTTTTTTTATCCAAGAGAATAATCCTCTCTTGAATCTAACGGCGACCTTGTCACCTTCAACTAACGCACTCATCACCACTGGAGTGTCTGTTGAGTAACCACAAACGCGAATCGTACCAGGATGGCATACCTCTATGAATTTCGGATCGATCCCAAGGTAAGAATCAACCGGTTTCATCGCAGCTATCATCACGTCGTCAAAGCGAACCTCGGGAGCTTCGAGCGTAAATAGTGCCGCGTATCTAGTGTCGTTGAAACTGACCGGCACAATCGCCGTTGACTTGGGACTTGACGGACTACTTGGCGAAGCTGGGCTTGACGGACTGACCGGGCTTCCACTTGGAATGCTCTCGCTAGGACTTATCGGGCTCGATGGACTACCTGGTGAGCTTGGACTTGACGGGCTACCTGGACTTGATGGGCTGCTAGGGCTCCCACTTGGATAGCTAGAATAGCTCGGGTAACTCGGAACACCTCCGCTCGGCGATGAACTGCTTGCCGACTCCGGACAGCAATCGCTACCGAGCGAAACAATGTCGTATATTCGCAGAGCACCGTAAGTCTCGGTCGTCTTGCGGGCCCAGCCGCAGCAGTCGGCATCCGCCTGGGTTCTCGGGCCTCCTGTATCGGGGTCAACCTGAGGGCCCATGATGTCGATCGTGTCGCGAACTAAAATCGGCATGGACGGTGGCGATCCACCGCAGTCCTCTGGCCTGTAAAAGAGGTTCGCTGTCGTTGACCCAAGAGGATACAGGGTGTCGGTAAGGCGAAACGGCACCAACTCGGGGTCCAATATCTGAGCGAGCATCAAGGAATCGCTCGTGCTGACGACGCGAAGGCAACGGAAGTTTCCGGTGATATACTTGATGAGCGAGCCGCTTCCTGACGACGGCTTCCACAACGATCCGACAGACGGAGTGCCCGTCGAAGGGTTATACTTGACCAAAACCACAGGACCGCAGCAAACACGGCCTTTCTTGCCAGCACCCAATCGATGAGGGCCGTTTACGGCAAAACTGCTACCCTTGTCCGGCAAGCCTACCGCCAGCCTCGATCGATCAAGCGAGCTGCCGTCATAAATCTCGACCACTTCGCGCGCGCCGACAGTAGAGCCACCGACGTTCTTTGCCGGCCGCCAATCCATGAGTTCGTGATCGGTATATCGCTGCGTCATTCGTGCCTGTGCTTTCGCAATGTCATTTTGTTTTGCTTCACCCCACGCAAATTACTCTTAACGTTGGCCATGAATTTTCTATAGCTCAACGGCATCGTTCGGTTCAGCTGCTCGTTGTTTCTGCTCGCCGTCGTCGTGCATCCGGAAGGACCAAAGGAAATCGATACGTGCTGGATAGCACCGTCAAGCTCGATGCACCGCATCCCGGCGTAATCGATGGTTTGGGGCGTAGTCATAGCGTACTGCTTCATCAAACCATCAAGATAATAGTCCGCGTCCTTCTTGACTTCCTTCTTATTGTCAACCACCTTTTTCTCGAAAAACAAATCATAGTAATGCCACACCTGCAAGTCCGCAAACGGCTCGTAGCGTGGCTCGGTCTCCAGCTCACTACCCGTATCCATATCGAAAGTAGTCCGGACCGGTGCAAACGTGTGTTCATCGAGTATAGTACACGCTATTCTCAGAATCAGATCGGCTGGATAATAACCGTCTTCGTACTTGTAGATCGGACGATCAAAAACCACGTAATGATCGTTCGCCTTCCCGATAGATGCCTCACTTCCAAGATTCCAACTGTAGTCTTTGACCTCTAACTCATCATAATCGGAAGTGTAAGGGAAAATGACTTCATCGTGGTTGTTTCCGTCGTTGCCGTCTTGTTCCTTATGATAGACGCCAAATACCACCGGAGGCTTACGTCTCTGCTGCGATTCGGGCAATCCCCAATCTTCCTGAATCGTTTCCACCTGGAAGTTCTCAAGGCGAATCTGCCAAGGATAGGTAATTTTTGCATCTTCCTTGCCCTTGCTGTCCGTATACCCATAAATCTTGTAGATAGGGAACTGAACACGGTAGTAACGAAAAACAGACTTCTTTGCAAGCTCTCGATCTTTCTCATCCTCCACGCCATCCATGAACATGACGTCTTGGTCTTCCCAACCGCCATCAGGCTCATAGCTCAGTTTGTAAATAGACTTGAGCGTACCGTATCGATCATTCTCAATGCCGACCGGCTCCAAAGCCACGTCGATCTGGAACAGATCGGGAGCACAGACAGCCGTCAATTTCTTCGGCATGCCCGGAATACGAAGCGACTCGCTGTCTTTCATTATCAAGTCGGACGGCAGATCGGCACCTTCGCCAATCTTGCATATTCTGACCTTATTGTCGAACCCAAGCACCACGCAACAGCCAAACATCTCACTAAGACTCTCAAGGCACTGAGCCGGAAGCTCACTGTCCCAAAGCAGCTCAGGACGCTCTACCTCTGGAAGCGCACTCACGTCATAATCCGATTCACCCATCGCTTCGAGGCACTTCTTCGCAACGTCCTGAGGGTTCATCTCCGTTGCCTTTATCAATTCGCCCTTGTCGTCGCGAAGATTGGCACCAAGCGAGATCGAGCTGCCGCCGCCAGACGACTGCCACTTCCATCTCCGATCATAAATCGACAATCGCCAAACAAGGCCAGATGCGTTCAGCTCAAAGCTGTTCACGTCGATCCTTGCGTCCTTCCATTCAACCTGTTCGACACCATCGAAAAACGTGAGCGTGCCAACTTGGGCCGTGAAGTTGAGCTGCGGAGCTATCGTCAAGGTAGCCACGGACGGAGAGATGCCGACCGTGTGGCTGAGTGATCCGCTTTCGACTTGTTCGATGCCCGGGAAATAAGCCAGGCCGTGTCTGTCAGCCATTATATACTCAACGTTTTTCCGGTCGTGATGTCGATCGTCACCTGCGATGGCTTGCAGCCGCTCAGGACGATGCCGTTTGTCAACGTTACAAAGTCGTAAGGGTCTTTATAGGTGGTGTTTGCGTACATAGTAAGGTTTGTAATCGTCTTGGCCGTCAGGCTCTTGTTATCGTAAACACCCTTTCCAGTAAGCGTGACGTTCGTAAACGTGCCGCTACTGCGATCCACCAAGGTGCCATCGACATTCGCCGTGCCGATGGTTGCCGATCCGCTGATGTTCGTCTGCCCGTCGTACTGCGTGAGCGTCGTCACGTTGCTGCTCAGTGACAGATTGCCGCCTGCCTTCGTGACGGTTGTTAGTGTCACGCCATCACCGAGCTGGACATTCGCGTCGCCAAGTACGCTACTGACGTAGCCGATCTTCACTTCGGATAGTGTCGACGTTTCCCCTGCGAAGAAAGCCACCCCGACCGTGCCCTTGAGTACCATCAGAGAGTTGCTCGCGTGAGTTCCTTTCAGTAAGACGGACGGGATATAGGCCTCCGAAGACGATCCTGAGTTAAGCACGGCACCCGTGTATTGGACCGATCCGAAGTCGATCTTGATCCGACCGCTTCCGCTACCGTCCCCGGAACCGATCCACCAACTCGTAGCACCAACCTGTAGATACTGATCGCGGTACTCCGAATAGCTGTTGGTTCCGGTCCCATTGGTTCTCGGTAGCCCGATCCAACCCGTATACGACTGCCTGACCTCAAGAACCGAAAGCGTGACCCCTGAAAGAGCATCCAACCCATAAAGCACCGACTTCGAGCTGTTCTCGAAGATCAGGATGTCTCCGTTGGACGGCAAAGCCCCACCGCTGTAGTTCGTGACTGTCGAAGCATCGGCCGGACCGGCAGAAGCCGTTGTGGTCGAACCCGTGAACGTTTGATCGTCGGCAGCACCGTCATCCGATTCGGTCGTCTCGACACTCACCGTAAACGGCTTGCCGGGAGTGTCCGCAGTCAAGGTAAACTCACCACCGCTGGTATGAGCTGCTGTAATCTCGGCAAACTCTGGAGCGTTGGATGTCGTCAAGTTGTTCCATGCAGTAACGATCGCCTGCGCAACCGTCTCGGCAGACGTCGACGTAGCCGAAACGGTAAGCGTCTTGTTTCCGACCGTGAGATTGAACTTGTCACCTACCTCGATCGTCCCGCCAACCGTGTACGTGTCCACTTGTGCGATTGCAGCCGCATCGCCAACCCAATAAATCGTACTCATATTATCACCCTAAGTGTGCGACGACGCCCGCGGAGTTCGGAAAACCTGCAAGCGGAACGTCTGCCGAAAAATAATAGGACCAAGTAGTTACTCGTTGCCCATACTGGTTAGAAGGAAGAACCTTGTTGAGCTCACGCCGATTTCTGTGCTCGTACTGAGGCCAAATGGGAGGAGGGGCTGCCCAATAAAAACCAGGATCGTTTCTGTGTATGGAATCCGGAACACAAACGGCCGTACCCGACTGCCTGGCATAGACAACCGTTTGCTCCGTGAATACCTGCCTCTGAGGCGGACCGTTTCGCAGTTCGAGATACCCCCAATCCTCATCACCCGTGCCACGAAAACTCAAGGTCTCGGCATAACTCAACAAAATCGAGTTTCCGACATACGGGAACTCACCCTCCACCGCAAGGGCGTAGTTCCGATAAGTGGTGTTCTCACCTCCACTCCCTTTCGGGAAAGATGGCGGGACGACAACACGCGTTCCGTTGATCGTATCCGCCGATCGCATAACGTGACTGCTTCCGTCTATGTAGATGTCGAGTCCGTTGTAGCTATACGCTTCCAATAGCGCTGCAACCGCAGCATTGACCGCCGAAACATTGCTTGCATGCAATCGCCCCTGGATATTCCACCGCTCCTTGACGGCGTACATGACGCCAAGTTCGGAGCACACCCCCTCACGGAAGATCGAGACCTCAGCCTCTCCGACATCGTGTGCATAATTTCCATATACCAGGTTCATGGTCCCGCCACGCTTTTGCTCTGAGTGTTCATTTCGGAAATCCTTTTGTTGATGGCATCCACAAACTTTTGGTCCATCATTTTGACAAGCTGCTCCATCAGCTCGGCAACTCGATTCGCCATGCTTTCGGCCGCATCACCGGCCGCTTTCCTCATATCCTCGACGTAATCCGTTTGCTTATTGATTTCCTCAGCGACCATCTTGGCGTACTTTCGACGAGACTCGGTCTCACTGTCTCCTCCGCCCATATATTTTGATTCGCGTTTAGCTTCTTCCCGCTGTTTTGCGGTCATCGTTTCGAGTGCTTTTAGTTCGAACTCTTCTCGTCTTTTTTCTGTAAGTGCCCTACTGGCAAGATAGTGATAATCCCTAGTTGTTGCCTTTCCGGACTCGGCACGATTGATAGCACGTTTCAGCCTAGAATGCTCAGTAGGATCTCCAACAACTGTTCCAATTTCAAACGCACGCGAACTCTTTTCGAGCGCTGATGCATTTTCAAGTGCCTGCTTGTGGACCCCTTTCAGCGTGCTGATATAGTTTTGAGCGTTCTGGATGGCTCGTTGAGAAACCTCCTGATCAGTGCGACCTTGCTCCTTTTTTGCATCTATGACTTTCTGGAGAGCTTCTTGCTGCTCTTCGTAAGCAGCGTTTACCTTTTCCTGCTGCTGATTATACTGCTCTGCGGCACCCTTCATGGCCTGCTCGCCATACTTGGCTCTCTCATCAAGGCGCTCTTGCTGAATGGTTATCCCGGACCGCGAATCTCTGCCAGCCCCCCACCTACCCATCTTGTCAGCCCAAGCCAATGGCGTGACAAACTCCATATGCTCTCCGGCAAAGCGAATAGCAGACCCGACACCAAGGAAGTTTCCTAAAAAACCTCTTCCACCTCCTCTTTCGCGGTACTCTTCAGCCTTGAGCTTCGCAACGCTGGCATTGCTTTCGACAAGAAACTTATTCTGCTCGAAAATGTCAGCCTGTTGCTTTGCCGCTTCGTAGGCCTGCTGCTTGGATCGGAGCACTGCCTCAGCCTGCTCGACCTGCTTTCGACGCTCTGCCCGCTCGGCGTTTCCGACGGCCATGTCCTTGCCGAGCGCCTTGCGGACAGCATCGAATTGCAACTGGCCCGGTCTTCCCGAACCGACGCCCGTCCAGCCTTCCGTCAGGGCCGAAAGATCAAGAGCACCTCTGCCCCGGGCAATCGAATCCATCCTCGCCTGTTGACGGTACTGGGCGACCGAATCGCGGTTTGACCTACGCTCACGCTCGATACCACCTATTTCGCTGTATCCACTGCGGTAGAACTGATCATACCTAACCATATTTGCCCGAGACTCTTCCATGATCTCGGTACGTCGCTGCTGCCATTGAGCCTCCGCTTGCGGTCCATGCGTTGACGCTTTATACACAAGCGCGGGAATGGCAACCATCGCAACTCCAACGCCAGCACCAACACCAACACTACCGCCACCGATGGCGGCGAGAGCACCGCGACCGGCCATGAGTCCGCGACCGGCCAAAGACCCGAATCCCCTTGCTCCCGCAGCCATACCGCTCGCACCTTGCGCAGCGGCCGACTGAGAGGACGCCGCTGCAAGCTGTTGGTTGGCAACCGCATCGGCCCGAGCCGCAATGGCGTCCTGAGCGTGAGCCTTCGCGGCCGACGTGGCAGCCGCGGCAGAGGCGGTCTGAGCGGCGGCAGACGCCAACACGTCAGCCGTGTAGTTGGCATAGACAGTCCTCAGCCCGCGCATTAGCTTGACCGACCCTTCCATCAGGTCGTAAAGCCCCTGCACCACCATGAGCTTCTTGAGGATCTTCTGAATGTCCTCTTCATTCTTGGCAAACAGCATCGTTCCGCCACGGGCTATCTTCATGCCGGACATGAGGAGCCCCTCTTCGCCTGAAACCAGATTCACAAGCGATCGGTGATAGTTCTCCGACGCTCGCTGTGATTTCTGGGTCAATGCCAACTGCTGCTTGGCTGCCGATGCCTTCGCCTTCTCGGCAGCAGCCACCTCCCTGGCTTCCGCCTTGGCCGCCTCCTTCGCGATACGTTGCTTCTCCTTGGCAACGGCGGCGGCCACACGCAAGGCCTCTTTCGATTCCTGCTCTTCCGCCTTGGCCGCCTCCTTCGCGATACGTTGCTTTTCCTTGGCCGCAGCAGCGGCGGCACGCGCGATCTCTTTCGCGGCCCGTTCCTCAGCTTTGGCTGCTTCTTTCGCAATTTTCTCCTTTTCCTTGGCGACGGCGGCGGCGGCCCTTAAAGCCTCCTTAAGTTCACGCTCTTCAACTCGTGCGGACTCCTTGGCGATCCGCTCTTTCTCTTTGGCGACGGCAGCGGCAAGCTTCAGCGCCTCCTTCTGCTCACGTTCTGCTTCCCGTGCGGAATCCTTGGCCGACTTCGCAATTTCCTTAGATGCTTTGTTGATCTCATCCTCGGCAGACCGCGCATGACGTGCCACATCGCCGAACCCCGAAGCGATCGACGAATCCAATTGCGTCTTCAGATAGTAGACAACTTCTCTCGAAGAGGTGGACATTACAACATCCGCTTCATTAACAAAATGTCCTGCTGATTCATCAACAAGACTTGTTGCATATTTCGATCATGGGTAGCAAAAATCTCGTGAAGGATTCCGAAATTCTTCCTCATAATGGAGTCGACCGGACCCGGAGCAGCCAGGTGCTCGTAGTAACGCTCCAGCGTCAACCGATTTTTTCGGCTGAGGTCTCGCTTCCTTCCTGCTTCCGGGCTCTTTTCATCTGATCGATCACACTTCGGACATGAATGGCAAGGGGGCGACATGCCAGGCGGTCGACGTAGTGGCTCGCCGGTAACTTTGTTAAGGGATAACTTGCCCTTGGAATCGAATACCCACGCAATGCAGTCATCACAAGTCCTCGCTGCCGTCTCGGGGTGTGTCAGCTGAAACATCACCCCCCAACGGAGTTTTTTTCGTCTCTCTCTCCCCGGGCAGTGCTTACGCTAACCCCTTCTTCTTCAGCGGACAAAATCAGGTCCAGCTCGTCTTCTTGATCCTTCTCGGACCATCGAGGATCGATGTCCGATGCGCTGATACCGTAGACGATGTTGAACATCCGCCAGAACAGCTCGGGATGAAGGTTGTTACGGACAACATTAAAGGAAATATCAACTGGCTCACCCTTATTGTCTTTGTAGTCCCACTTCACGATCCGCTTGGTAAGAAATTCGGCCTGCTTGCGGAACTTTGCCGGGTTCTTGCTCGTGTTTTGAAGCTTGTTCAATGCAGCGTCAAGCATCGCCTGCTTTTCCGGGCCGATCGGCCGATACGTAAAACGGATCGACTCGTGAAGACCTGGTTTCGGCTCAATGTAGGCGTCTACGTTATAACCGTCGTTTGGAATGTAATTTCTCGTTTGCATAACTTTCTCCCGAAGCTAAAGTGTTAAAAAATTTAGTGACTCGTCCGCGAGACACAAGCTGTTTTGTGTCTCGCGAAACCCGTTTAACTGGACGCAAAAGCGATCTCGTCGGTAGTCCCGACCGCCGAGTTATTGACCTTGGTTGCCATCATGTTCAATACCAACATCAGCTCCGACTTGCCGGGAATGTCCGGCGTTTCCGCCGGAACCTGCAATTTGCCGAACGAAAACGTTCCCGTATTCGTCCCATTGTTCAAGGCAAGCGATCCGGCCGCACCGGCTAGCACCTGGTCGTACAGGTCTGCATTGGCGTCGTTCCACGGGTGCGTGGTGGTAAGCGAGACGGTACGATCCAACTCGACCACTTGGGACAGCGTCGTCGAGTTCATAAATCGTTCCGCATCAATGTGGTTATCGATGACCAACTGGAAGCTCTGCGTCTCCCGAAGCGACCCCGCCAGATTCAATGCCAGGTCGGACAACAGGAAAGGAATATCGCTTGCAGGGATGCTAATGGTCCCCGTGTTGGTAACTTCCGTTTGACCTACGACGTCAAGGCTACACGAGACAACCCCACCCTGTTGACCGGAAAGCGTAGCCCGTGAAACCTTACACCCCGTGTAGGTGTCGTACCGAACCACTCTATTGACGACCGAATTGAACGCAGTCAGGCTGTCTGCCGCATTGCCGCCACTCCCGATTGCGAGCGCCATCAACGCGACAAGCTCTGCAAAGCTCGGTTCGAGGTCGACAGGCCCGCCAATACGCTGGACGCCCTTTCTGGCGTCCGTGTCGAAATGGCTCCGGATTCCACGGATTCCATTGCGCTGAGGCATCGCCTCTTTTTTGCCGATTCCACAGCGATTCACTGCCATCGCCGTTCCATTCAGGCTCACTCTCGTCAGGGCACCGGGGCTATAGTCTACTGTCATCACATTTCTCCTTATGTTGTTAGACCGCGAGGCTCGCGGCTTGTAAATCGTAAAAGGACTGCCGACGCCAAGACCTGACGGCCCCAAGCAACCGGGATCACCGCCTCCGCCGGTTCGACATGGCAAATAACAACTTCACTTACCCCAGGCAATCTCTGGTTCTGAAACGCACGCATGACAATCTGCTGCCACATCGACATCGGACTTAAATTCAACTGTAACGTTGGCTCCTGCCTATCAGACATCACCATCGTCACCAAGCACGGCTTGCCGTAATCGTCACTCGTATTAACACCGGCAGTCGCCGACGCCGTAAGTCGCGGTGGAGTTATGATGATACACGGCAACTGCAACGGGTCCTCCTTGCGTGCATAAGCTCTCTCCAGCGGTATTTTATGCACGACGATCGAGTCCACTGCAAGTTGCAAGTCTTCACTGTCGTCGGCCGACCGAACAGAAGGCCACGACGCCTGCTGCAATCGCGACTGGACTGCGTACAGGCATCGGTAATGGACCGACTCCGTCGATGACAGCAAAGCGCTTGTCACCGCGATTTTCGGTCGATTCCATAGGCCGATTCGGATCATGGTATAGTCGCCGTCTCCTCTCTCTCGCCGGTTGCCAAGCTGTCTATCACCTGGAGTACAGGCGTAACTCCGTCCTGAGCGTAAAACGTGACGGTCTCGGTCCCGTCTAAGTTATCAGTCGCAATAACTCTCCCCGCCGCAGTTGCCAGTATCACCTTCCCGAAAGTCCCAAACGACACACCGTCGATGGACATCTCCGCGACGGCCGTAGCAACATCGTTCGGAAGATTGCTAACATTCCACCAATCGGTTCCATTCCAGTAAGCAGAACCACTCGCACGAACTAAATCAGAGACTGCTGGACTTCCACCTTCTTGGTATTTCCACTCAATCCAATAAACTCCTGCCGCCAAATTGCTACTTGTCGCGACGTAATAATACCCCGTGTCGCCTTGCTCACTGGCGGCATGAACATAAGCGGCCCAGTGTTCTGAGTTATATGATTCCACGGATCCGGTCGATTGAATAACGACTTCGTGACTCGCGTTTCGCAAAATTACATAAAGAGTCAAGCCAGTATCGTCAGATCTTCGCATGCTTCCCATTGCTAGACTCCATAATTATTGAATGAGGAAAGGTCAATTTCCGTCAGTGTCGTATAGCCACCTCCAAGTGATGTCATGGCAGACTCTATCCCAGACTTGTTATAAACGATAGAGTCACCTGACCCAGCGAGTCCATAATGCCAGACAGTTAAAATCACTAATTGATTATTGATGATTAAAAAAGAAGGGTTGCCAGAATCGCCGCCTATAATACTTTCATAGAACAGCTTTCTTGTTGCATCTGCTGGAATTTTAAAACCAGTCGCGTTATTGATACCAGTGATATACATCACCTCATCCACCAACGCTTTTTCTTCTTGGTCTAAAACTAGCGCGGGAATTTTATACCCATTGTTTGGAATGTAATCTGCCCAATCGTCGCCCGGTAAAATTTTCGCGAACGTGCATTCTGTAACATCTACGTCTAATACGCCGACGCGTAAGTCTGTTGCGCCGACTCTTAAAGATGAGATGAGGGTTCTTGTGACAACATAATTTTCAGAATCAACAAAACGAATAGTTGTGCCATTCGGTATTGAAAAATGATTAGCGTATATGATATGCCGAGGACTAATTAGCGTCCCTGCTCTCAAGTAGGATGAGTAACTATTCCAAGGAGAGATACATGTTAAATCAAGATCAGCAGCCCAACAGTTTGCGTTACGAATGTAGTTTGGTGTCGCGTGATCTTGCGTGGAAAAAATATTTTTTTCTACTCCGCCAACTGCAATGCGATCATCTACCGCAGCTGAAGCATCTTCTCTCACACTACCAGGGTCATCAACGTATTCATAATAAGTATACTCGTCTGGAGTTGCCGTTGTATTAACAATCTCTACTTCAGCTCGTTGACTTGGGCTTGTGCCTATTGCTTCTGACACACCAACAATTAAGCAAGTTCCGTCTGACACATAATGCACTTCTCCAGATACATCGACAGTCGCGACTAATTCATTAGAGCTAGATAACGCAATGGGCGGATCGCCTATCTCTTCTGCATAAGCTGAATCGTGAGAGGTCACATCTACTGATACCTTCCATTGTGTATGAGTTGATGGCTCAGTAACAACATGTGTAACTTTCCATTGATCATCAGTGAGTACGCCTGGAGCGTCATCAACATCGCTACCACCTGTAACAAGAGGATCGTCTGCTTCGGAAATCAGGTTAAACATAAAAACGTTGTCACTATCAACGACAGCCGCAGTTGGAGGCGAAAGAGATAAGACCCGATCTCCAGCAAAATGAAACTTTTCCGCTAACGTCTCTAATTGCGTTGTTAAAGCGTCTAATGCAGTAGCTGTCGATGGTGTCATATCATACACTTTAATAGCGAGTCCAACATTATCATTTTCCCCATCACCATCAACCCGTATTTGGAAAAATCCATCGAGATCATCTGTTATGTATCCTTCGCCATCAAACGCGCCTAGAATCACTTGAGGAACTGAAATAGCAGCGAAACTATCATCAAAACCATTTTGTGAGAAGACTGGCTCAAAATATATGTCATCCATTCCAGTCAATATGAATCTGACCGTAATGGTAGACTCAGTATCTATGTTCTTTAAAAGAATGCTGCAGCTAACAATGTCACAAACAGGAATGGCAGGTGTTTCGTAGCTACTGGCACCAAGATCTATTGGCTCTGGCGTTTCATACTCATAGATTTCATTCATGTGGTTTCCTTTCCATCACATGTTCGGGAACCAACCAGTCTCGTCACCGACAGTAATTTCATTTCCTGTGTTCATCAAATTGGCGTGCTCGAATTTTAACCATGCTGAGGATGCGGCTCCTTTTCGGATACGATATTCTGATATGGTTGCATTGATGCTGCGGCTTGTGCCTTGGGCATATCCAATCGCTTCCGGCACGGCGATGGTGCCATAAATCAATGTTTGATCCGTATTAGCCGAGGTGCCAGTACCTCCAGAGACGCCATTCGTAAATAGTTCTATAGTTGCAGGATTTGATCCGTCGTAGCATCCATAAGTAAACGCAAAGTGATAATCATTCCCTCCTCCCGGCATCCCTGAAGTTTTAATTACTTTGGCTGAATCGGCAAAATCACCGTTCGGCGAGTAATGCACTCCCCAAGCAGTGGTGCCATAAGACCACACAAACCAATAATTTGGCGTGGACGTTTTATCGGCGGCAAGATAGTCATCGACACTTGATCCAGGCGATAAATCGCGGCAAGTCGCCGAGTAAGTAAGGCCATTCTCGCCTGACAACAATGCTTGTACCGCACCAATACCACCTATGCTTATATAGCCTCCATTCATTGCGACACCATCACTACCGGCAGATGCAGAGCCGCCGAGCGTCAATGCAAGACTATTGGCGGACTCCCGTTGACCAGATGCAAAGCCTCGGAAATGAGCGGCGACGGCATAATCTGCCCAGACGGTTGACGGATCACTCGCACTCGACTCGGAAGCAGCGTAGTACATATAGAGCGTTGCACCACTGGTCGCGTCGAGCGTCGGAACCTTCACGAACGCACCAGAATAGCCCAAATCGATGTAGCCTGTCCATTCAAATGGGATCAATGTTCCTTCAGAGTCGGTAAAGCGAAGGCTGGACAGAAAGCCACTGTCAAGAACCGAGGAGGAGATCGGAACCAGCAAGGGGAAGTCGGTCAGATTTGCGTCGACATAAGTCGGGGAGACTGTTATTTCGCGTCGTCGATCCCATCCCAATAACCAATTCAAATGCGGACCAGCTACTCCAACTCCCAAACCTTGTCCAAGGCTCAGATTGTTAAACATATCCAATAATTCCGGTAGCTGTAGTACCCGAACTCAAAAACTTTTTGATCAATCCGCCATAGTCCACGCCAACCTGGCGGGACGGCAGGATTGCCGTCGAGTCGTCATCAAAAACAACCGCAACGTTCCCGGAAGTCCCGACCGTAAACCCTCGATAGCATGGTGCTCTCTCCTGGTCGAGATTGCTGTCAACGTCCACAGCGCCCCTCGGGGGATCACACAGAGACGTTCCTTGTGCTGTTGATTCGAGCATGACTACTCTCCGACTATCTTTTTGAGCACTTCATCGGCGATAAATTCGCCGCACAGTTCTTCGGTGGATTCCGGCATGCCTAGAAACTCACGTTGTGGCACGTTCCCGAACCCGTAATTGTGAACGCCGGCACCCGGAACCCCACCCATACCACCGCTCTTGTCAACGCCGAAAATAAGCGTGTCGCCTTCGATTCGGCAAACGTTTCCTGCCCCACCGGTTGCCGCGTCGTACAAGCTCCCGGTATCGAACAGCAACGCATGGCCGTCCCCGACGTCCTTTCGGGGCGGCCATGCGATCCCGTCTGGCGACTGAGCCTGAGCAAAGTTTTCGTGGATCCCCTCTGCCACGAAAGGCTCACATCCATGCAACACCTCAGGCATGGAAGCCTCGATTTCTTCAGGCATTGCTTCCATGCTCTTCGCAAATTCCTCGGCGGATTCCGACTTCATCTCACCTCTCGAATAACAGCCGTGTACGATACCGGAGTACCGGAAAAATCGCTCAATCCCAAACTGACAATCGTCCACTCCGTGCCGTTGGCGTCCGTTATTCGATCTCCACTCTCGGGCACCGCGTCGGCAAGCTTCCTCGCGCTCAGCTCCATCACCTGATCGGTCGCCTCAAAGCCAAGGCTTACACCAAGCGACACCTCGCGAAAATTCAACGATCGCGTAAACGCCTTGACCTCTTCGACAGTTTCATCCGTGACGACCTTCGTGAGCGTGACGTCCTGGATATTGTCACGCTGCTCGAAGTCCAGATACAAAAACTCCGCGTAATCGGTCATACCGGGAATCCTTCGATCGGAACCTCCCACGGGCCTTCGATGGCAGCAATCTGCCGGTTAATCTCCGACAACTCCCGATACAAACCATCCTTGTAGCCAACGTGGTCTACCGTCCCCGGTCCACCGCCCGCAATATTCGGCCTGCCTCCAGGATTGGAAGCGTTCAATGCAGCAAGCTCTTCGCAGATGGAATCCCGTCTCGCCTCCAGATTTTTCAAGGCCTCTGACATCTCGAATCATCCTTCCTGCATCAGCCAGCTACTACGAAGGCTTGTCTGACTTCTTTCCGGTTGGACTGGTGGCAGGCTTCCCTACCGACTGTGTCGGATTGGGTGCCCCCGACACCGAACTCTTTGGAGGATCAACCGGTCCGGAACTCGCCGGTGTCGGCTTGGGTTCCGTCATCGCCTGAGGAACACCAAGAGACGCAAGTCCTCTCGCCACCCCCTCGGCGATCGTGCCCGCAAACTGCTCCATGAAGCTATCGCTCTCTCGCTTCTGGATCTTCGACAGTTCGCTGACAGGCAACGCTTCCGGGACGTAAGGCGGATCATCCGTTTCGACGACCTCGAACTCATGGACCGTCGCCTTGATTCCAAGCATCCGCCTGTAGATGGCGATCGCCTCTTGCGTCCTGCCCCCCGGGTCGACGACCTTTATCAGCTTCCCGTCGATCACCCGAGTGGCAATCCTTCTCATCTCATCCGTGGCATTTGGCGCCGCCAGGACAACCTTCATGTTTTTGGACATATCCTTCATCTCCTAGATGGTAATGTTGCTTCTTTTCAGGGCTGAGAACGATGGACTACCAAGTCGCCGTCGTAGCAGCAAACCCTTGATTTCGGATGACGTACATGGGATTGAGGACAGCGGCAGCTCCCATCTCGTCCGCAAACAGCGAGAATAGCAAACCACGATCACCCATCGTGTACGAATCAGGGGCCGCACGCACGATGGTCAACGGCAAGTTCTCCACGTATCCAAACGCTTTCTTGAAGTTACCGGCGAACCAAGTGCTGGTCCCGTAGGTTGCCATTTGCGCAGCGGTCCAACTATAGCTGTTCTGCGTGTCGATTTTCGACATCAAACCAGCCGTAGTGCTTGCCGATGCCGTGTCCAGCATACGCTTGTAGGCATACGGGCTCGTGAACGGAGCATCCCACATTCCGCTGATCGGATTCCGGCCGTACCCAAGCGGAGTACCAACCGTCGTCGTGTTGGATGCGTTGCCTTGTCGGACCTGAGGGTCCGTCAAGATTTTGTTGGCCGTGGCAAGTTTGCCTGGCATGACAAAGACGTCACGAACGTCCAGGCTGATCGGCTGGCCGGTCTCCTGGTCTCGCATGTTGTTGAACGCGAGGAAAACGTTGTCTAACGCCGTCCAATCCTGGAGGTCGTTGTTCATGACGTTCACCCAATTGCCACCAGAAGCAACATAGGTGTAATACGACGTACCGTTGTACTTGTACGTATTGTCGATTCCGATGAACGTATCGATTATGCGATACTCCTTGTTCAACGCGAGCGTGTCGCCGGCCGATTCAGCCTGAGACAAAAGCTGTTGCGTCTGATCGAACAGGATCGCCTCGCGAGTTACGTCGATCCCGTTACCACGGTTCACCGTGACCGGGGTTTCGACATACCGCTCACTCAGTTCGGCACGCGGGTGAGGCTGGCCGGGCTTTCGCTCTTGAGCCGTGTCACCGATGCCAGAAATGCCGATGAACTTCTCGGTGCGCTTGTTCGACGGAACATTCTCGGCCAGCCTGGATGCCACGTATTCCGGCTTACTGAACGGCTCCAGGATCTTGACTTCCATCAAGCCTGCCACCGTCTCGTTGAAGGCCGTGATATTGGCGAACTGGCTCGGCACGATGTCGTTTCCGGCTTCCAGAACGTTGCCCTGAAGCCCAGGGATGACCGGTGCCGCCTGGCGCAAGGCACTCTCAAGCTGCGCCTCGCCCAACAGGGCAATGCCCAACGCTCTGAGCGAAATGGCCTCGGGCCGAATCTGTCGACTCTCAAGAACCTGGAGTCCTTCCGAGTTACGATGCTTGACGCCATTCGCGTCACGCAAGCCAAGAGCCCTGTGCATCGCGTGGACAAAACCGACTGGTCCAAGCTCAGCGAACTGGCTCCTGGCGAAATCTACTGAAAACATTTTTCAAACTCCCGATTCAAAGAGGTTGTGTGTAATTAAAATACCCAAAACAACTAGGCGGCCGGTCCAACTGGTAGCACGCATCGCTGGCCAGCCGCCTAGTGCTCCGGGCAAGGAACTATGCGCTACCCTTAATGAGCCCGGCCGTAACCAAGTTGCCTCGAAGCGTATTAACGAGCGTGTTCAAGGCGAGCACATCGACTGCCAGAGCATCAACTTGCCCCAACACCGTGTTCAAGTGATCATTAGTGTCAAAGCCAAAAGGACTACTGGAGGTCGTCCATGCGGTGTTCATCGCGGTTGTGCCGGTAATCACAACCGCCGCCTGACCGGCTCCTGACGGCTGAACCACGGGCGTTGCACCCCAGAACGCAAGCTTCTGGTTTGCGGCCGTACCGACCTGGCTACCGGTCGTAGTATTGAACGCAATGGCTGCACCATCGTCCATCACCATACCGGCCGAGTTGGTCACGCCGATCATCGGCATCAACACCGGCATGCGACGCGAGATCAAGCAGGCAGTGATCTGAGTGACCGAAGCGCCGCCTTTTCGGACGTACCCGATCGCACTGGACGCGGTGGTGGTCTTCTTGACTTTCACGTTGCTCAGTTGAGTGCCGCTTGCCAGCTCGCAAGGAGCCAACAGGTCGCCTTGGTAGTAGGTTCCGCTGTCGATCGTCATCGCACCGATGTAGGTCTGCTTGATCAAGATCGTATCACGTTCCTGGAGGGCCGTAAGCGATTCAGCCGCTACGCCCATAAATCGAGGACTGAAGTAAGCCTGGTTCGCAGCTTCACTTCCTTGGTCCGGGAGTTCGGAGGCGGGATAGACCTGCCCCTTCGTGGACGTGGTGCCGCCCTGTAGCGAGAGGCTACCGACGGTATCCTGCCACATGAGGTTGTGTTTCGTGACGGCAATCTCGCCGTCAAACGGACAGTCAACCGGGCCTTCAGGCCAAAAAGCATGTCCTGGCATATCTACTTTCCTTTTCAGTTAAGAGGTTGCTTTCGTGTCAATTCCATGCCCGGAGCCTCTTGGACTACCTTATCGCTGACCTGCCATGAGTCGCGACGAAAAATCGCTAACCTGTTCGTCGGTGAACGTAGGAGGCTTCTGAGCGGTCTCTTCCTGCTTGCCGAGCGATTCCATAACCGAAGAGCTTTTCGGTTTCGGAATATCCGTGCCGGCGTTGGCTTTCGGCCAACTTTCGGCCAACTCTTTTCGGTCGGCAGCCGGAACTTTGAGAAGCATGCCGATACGGAAAGCGTTCGGTGTCACGCCAACGGATTCGAGAACGCCGAGGACTTCCTTGACCGACTCGGTTGCGTCCTTCTGCTCTCCCTTGGGCGGCTTCACACTCTCGGTGGTTTCGCTCGTGGTTGTAGTGTCCGAAGTTTCGCTCGTTTCCGTCTTGGTTTCAGACTTGGCCTCTTCAGCGGAAAAAACACCAATGATCTTGTTCACTTTGTCGGTGAACTCTTTCCACAGAGTCTTTCGCTTCTCGGCATCGGCGTCCTTGATCTTCGGCTTGTACTCGTCAAACAAGGCGTCAACCGTGACGTCGACCGGCTTGACCTCAGTGGTATCAGTGACTTCCGGCGTTACCGCGTCAACGGGCGGAACCGCGTCAACCACTCCCGGGGTATGCGGGTCATTCATGTTTTCCTCGCTTTCAAAAATAGAGTTCGTTGTAGCGGGATCGGCTACCAGGTCGACCGACCGCACCCGTTTTATGCTCTCGTGGATCACGCCTCCCTGACCGTCAGGGACCTGGATCGTGGTAGCGTTCTGAGAAAATCCAAGCAGCTCGGGCATCCGCTCGGCCGACTCGCACACATACTCCGCGAAAGGATGGCTCTTCACGTAATGCAGGTCGCCATGCAGTCCATCATCGCAGACGCGAACATTTCGGAAGATACCAAGCCGATCTCCAACAGAGCGGTCTTCGTTCGGCCTTTCACGGTTAGGATGGTTGATGTTACACTTCGCACCCTCGTACAGATCAATGGCGTTCTCAAAAGCGCTGCGAGTATAACGGCCGCCATTTCTGGAATTAAATCCACATAGGTGAACGCCGTAAATCACCAATGACTCACGATCGACCCGACAAGCTTTGTCCTGCTGGACGAACTCAAGTACGTCACACTCAACCGGCTTTGGTTTCTTCTTCAATCCCAACATGGAATTTCTCTCCTTATGCTTCAATTCTAATGGCACTCGAAAAAGCTCCAAACAAAACTAGTCCGGTGCGGATACTTCCGGCTCAGCGGCCGCTTGATCCGGCTCACTGGCGGCCGCTTGCCGCTTGGCAACCTCGATGGCTGCCTGCTCGATAGCCCGATCCCCGGCCTGATCCTGAGTCCAATTGCCCCACGGATGCGTTGAGGCAAACGGAACCGACCCCCAATGCTTCACCCCGACCTTTCGAGTACAGAACAGCTTGGCACCCAAAGCGTTAAGGTGACGACTCAAACGCCAATCCTCGCTTTCCGTCTGCGCTTCCCAGCCTTTTAGCGGATTAAAGATGATCCGGTTCCGGATGTCGAAACTCAGCGGCAGCTCAGCACCGTCACCGACTTCGTCCCAATACTCGTGCCGCAGGTCGATCAACATGCAGCCGGTATTGAGCAACAGCTCATATCCCAGGTCATCCGCATTTTCGCCCAGGTCGTCGATACAAAACGTTTCGGGCAGCTCGAACAGCTCGTGCATCGTGATCCGTGCCCACACGTTCCAACGGTTGTCCCCCTTCCCGATCGCCGTGCTCGTCAAGCCATTTCCGTCCTTGATCGGAGACGCCGCCGAAATCCAGTGGGCTCCCGTGCGATCCATCTCTTCCCACAACACATCGAGCCACCACGGGCTCGGCTCGATGTCGCTATGCAGCATCGCGAAGTGTGTGGCTTCGCCGTTCCTCTTCATGTTCAAGGCGTAACACAGCCCGAGGTTGAACCCGTAAGCCAGATTGCTGCACGGCATAGGGTCCAGCCGCATGACCGGAATATCCTTATCGAGCAGCGATTTCGTCGCCTCCACGAAGTAGCCCTTGGCCGCCGCCGGATGGATATTCCCGCTGCAAGGCATGCACGTCACGACTCCCAATTTGTTGTTGTCCATTTCTTTCTCCCGAAGCTTTTAGTAAAAGGTGTGTAAAACGTAAACTACACCGGCAATGTGGATGCAGTGGTGGGCCGCCCGGTGCTACTGCGGCCCATACCTCCTTTGGTTTCCCGTCCAGTTCCTTGCAGAGGTCGCAAGCGTCGTTGTCCAGGATCTCCCAAAACGGGGACATGACCTCGGCCGGCATCATTCCGAGCCCGACAACGGCGGTCGCAAGTCCGTACTGGCCCGCGGTTATCGCCCGAGTGGTTTCCGTTACGGAAATGTCCTCAGCCCGAGCCGGACTGAACTGGCTGCTAAGGTCGACCGGCTTCCCGCTGACCTGCTGTCTGTTCAATTCTCGCTGGGTCCTTGCCGCGATCAATTCGGCCAGCACCTTGGCATGCTCAAGAACCCAGCGGTTCGAACTCATGCCGATGATCGCTGAATCCGGCAAGACGATCTTGCCTTGGTTGCGAAGCTCGTCCCAGCTCTCTCGATACGTGTTGGCCAGATGCGGAGCTATCACCCGCTCCAAGTTCAACCGAAATCGGACCGGATCGAACTGCTTGCCCTCATGCTCGCGAAACAGCGTTATCAGTGCCGCCGTCAACGAGTTTTCCAGTTCGTACCGATCTGCCATCAAAGGCCCCCGCCAACGATCTCTACGTCTGCAATTTCACGCTCCCACTCACGACGTGACGCATCGACTCCACGGCGATAGTCGGTGTCATCCATGCGCCGATCGGTATCCATCAAGCAATGATCACTTTCTTTCTTTGCACGAATAGCCAAATACTGCTCATTTGTTCTAGTATCCGAATCCAAGCCGAGGATCATGGATACGCCCTCCAGTCAATACCCGCCGACTCTTGAACTGCCCCCAAGCCGAACGACGGAACTTGAGGCTCTTGCTGCTTCGCGCCGAGCTTCATTTCGTCATCGTAGTCGAGACCCTCTCTCGATCCGTAAGTCACCGGAGACAAGATCCCGTCCCTCTTCATGATGGAATTGCGTTGCGTCTCCTTAAGCCGGTCTCGCACGTCCACTTGCGGGCCGGTCAGTTGGATCTCGACCGCGTAGCGAATATCCTCCCACGAATACTTGCCCAAACGACCAATCCGCCAGTTGAACCAAAGCACCTTCCAATAGATCGAAGTCCATATCTTGATATGGCGACCCTGGCGGGCCTCGATCTCCTTGACGAACGGGCTTCCGGCCTCAAGAATTGAATTGCCAGTGATGGCCATCTTTCCGTTTCTTCGCGTGATCGCGATTCCATTCGGAACGGTAACGCACCACACCTTGCCAGCATACGGAACCGACCTGATATGCTTGCTTTTTAGCATTCCGCGTTTATTCACGGCACGAATCGAGATCGGGATGACTCCATTCGACATTGGCTTTTCGACATGCGAAGCATAACCACACTGGATTGCTAGCGACTGAACATTATCTGCAAGCTGCTTCGACACAGTGAAGTAATGCATCGATCCACTTTTGTGTGACGTTCCATCACCAGACACCAATGCCTTAAGGAGAATCTCTTGCTTGTATGCTGGCAGCCCGTGGACAAATTCCGGCAATTTCTTGTCGTAAGCACCACTACCGCAGTTTTCCTTAAGCCATGCCAGTAAGCTCTTGTCGTAGATGTACCACGTCCTCATGCCATTGGAGCGATCGTAATACCGGTGTGAATACGGCATGGATGCATGGGTAGATTCGATTTCGACGCACTCATCTGACCCGATTTTCTGTGATATTCCTATCTTGTAGGTTCCATGATCCGGGTTTGTTTCACTGATCCATCCTTCCGAAACCCACCACCCAAGATACTTTAGAAAAACATCCAGCGGTATTTTTACGTCTGACGGATGGCTTAACTGGTTCTTGTAACTCCTGTTGTGATTTACGGCCGGTATTACTACAAACTTCGGAGTCGAGTCGACGGTCTTTCCATCACATGCTGTTGGCAAATAATCTCCATGCTCAAGATCAGACGCTTCTTTGAATTGGTAAAATTCTTTATGATCCCTAATAGCCTCTCTTCCAGCTATTCCTTCCGACGAAAAAAACATCCTATGATTAGGCGTCACGAGCTGATCGAAGTTGTGCTTGCTTTTCAATGCGACCATTTCGCCCTTATGGTCATAGATATGGATGTCTTGTAGCTCCTGCCACTCAAACATCTTGGTCTTCGGATTCATGGTGGCAACAACATCACCAAACTGGATCTCGTCGAACCTCAGCCAACCTCGCTTTGTCAACAGCTCCGTTTTTTCGTCGTGGCAAGCGTAGTTATTATTAGCGGCCGAGCCCGTTATCATGTGCTCGGGCATGGACCAAATCTGACCGATGCTTCGAAGCATGGCCTCGAAAATAGAGATAAGGGCCAGGGCGTTCCCCTGCTCGGTCCACGGAGGCTTGGTAAACTTCTGGCTCGATGGCATGGCCAGGGAAGTGCCAGGCCTGTAATCCACCTGGTAACTGGTTCGCGTGCCGGACGACGTGTCTCGCTGGACGACCCGATCCGCATACGATAGCGAGCTGTCCGTAATCTGCTGCTTAGTGACCCCGGGTGCCATCTCGCGGATCCAAGCGATCGACGACTGCAAGGCACCCGCGTGCGTGAGATTCCGCATCAGCTTCCGGGCGAGCTCGAAATCGCTACCCATGGCAAAGTAATCGCTGACGCCCCGCTTGATGTTGCGATCCGTGTTCGCCTTCCAAAGCTCCATCCAGGTGTTCATGCCCGACGCGGGCGGATAGCATGGCTCGTTGCCGCCGGGCATGTAGTCCCAACTGCTCGTGTCGCTGTCCCACTGGACGTAGTAACCGTGCTTCGCACAAACGTCACTCTTGGTAGTGTGGACCCCATACGACCAACTGCTCGCGAACGGGAGCCCGCTAACGCCATCGTTACCCATCTGGTTTTCGGTTCGCAACCAATCTTCCAACTCACCCGGGTTCGTCGGCTCACTCACCTGGTCCGGCTCGACCGTCCGAAGATCAACCAATCCGTCGCCACGATGCCACAAGGATGGTCCAAGCTCGCCATCACGGACGTCTCTGCGACAGTATTCGCGGTCTAGGTCGCCCGGTATCTGATTCCGTTCGTCGAACTCGTCGAGGATCGTCTCGCATGCCTTAAGCAACTCATCCGGTGCCCCACGCTTGCTGATGACCTTTCGCGCAAATCCCTTGTCACCAACCACGTAATTGCACAGCTTCCGGTTGATGCCGATGCACGTCTTGTTGTACGTCGCGATTAGCCGGACCACACCGCGAATCGACGCCAATTCCGTCTCGCTGGTCCAATGGGGATAGTTGTCGCCGTCCTTACGGTCGTTCTTCGTGGTATAGGTGGATCCGAACGTCTGGTATCCGCTCTCTCGTAGATAGTCCTGCGGATTGACGTAATCGTCGGTATAGACGCTCTCCATCGCGTCTTGGGGACCTGCCGATCCGAAGCTCCGACTTAGCGAGTCGAGAGCCAGCGCACGGCTGAGGGCCTGCATCTCGGCACGTTGCAGAGTCACCTCCATTTGGAGCTGGTTGGTTCGGTGTTCGCGCTCGAGACTTTCGAGCGTTGGCGTAGATTCTGGCATAAATTTATTCTATGCCGGAAATAAAAAGCTCCAAACCAAACTAGTACAGTAAGCCTTGCTCGGCGATAATGTCATCGCCCTCATCAAGCGATTGACCATTGATGTCACGCCGAAATACCTCACGCACGATCCGGACCGCCATCTCGAGCGCGTCGGGACCGTCGTCATGCTTGCAGGTGGGAAATCCCTTGAGTTGCTCGACCAGGAGCCGAGTGCCCGGCGTGTCGCGAAATCGAAGAGCCCCCCGAGCAAGGTAAGACGTCAAGGTAGATCGGATCCGGACGATCTTGTTCTCCCAGTTGTTTATCTCCCAGATATTCTCTGCCATACCAAGGTTCTTGCTCTGCTGCCACACTTCGTCCGCGAGCATGACCTGCCACATATTCGTTTCGATGCCAATGATCTCCGGGTGGAATATGCTGGCAAAGTCGAGGAGATCCGCGGCGATCTGGACACGGTCACGGCGTCGAAGGTCCGCCTCGACCCACAGCGTGCCGCCATAATCCAGCCCGAGCATGACGTGGGCCTGGTAGTCGCTCTTGTCCGTTTTGCCGAGCGACGGATCGCACGTCTGGACCCGGTGGACCAATTCCGCCGGCCAGTCGGTAAACCACATACTGTCCGGGAAATACTCCGGCTTGAACTCGGCGTCAAGCACGTCCGGCGGGTTCTGCTGATAGAGGGCTTCCCACATCCAGTCATAGCCGGACGCCTTGTATCTTCCCTTGACGTTCTCCAACCACTCGATCGGGAACCGTTCCGGCCACAGAGCTTCGCCTGGCTTTCGCCCGAGCGGGTCATTCTCTTCGGCAATCGCCGGGAGCCTTAGGCGACACCATTGCTCGCCACCGGTTTTTGCATCCTCAAGCAGCCGCCCGATCAGGTCCTTACGATGCCAGCGAGTGGCGATGATCACCACCCAGGCGTTTGGCGCCAGCCGGGTAGACGCTGTCGACAGGTACCATTCGTATATTTTGTCGCGGATCCTTTCAGAAAGAGCGTCCTCGATATTTTTAATGTAGTCGTCGATCAAAAGGCCATGAGCACCGCGTCCCATGATAGAGCCGCCAACGCCTGCCGCGGTAACAAGACCGCCCGCCTCCATCTGCCATCGGTGAGCTGACCGAACGTCCTTACGGACACGATGGCCAAAAACCGACGGACCATGCTCAATCAAGATGTCACGAGACGCCTGGGAAAAGGTACGCGTCAAGTCGTCCGTGGCCGAGGACAAAATCAAATCGAGATCGGGGAACCTCCCCTGATGCCATGACGAAAGGTACTTGTTACCAAGTTCACTCTTACCGTGCCGAGGCGGTTCCTCAATCATCAACCTCTTGATCGACTTGGTCGGATCCTTCAGGCCAATCATCGGAGCTATCCACCTCTGCTCCGGAAGTAGCGGACTCCCCGTTGCCACTCTCTCCAGGATCGAGTCCAGCAACATCAAGTGTCTGGCCGGCTTCCACTGGGCACCGCTCACATGCATCGCCAGGAAGGCCGGGGACAGGGACGCTTCCAGCAAGGATCTGTTGACGTCTGAACTCGGCATAACTCTCATTGCTCTCTATGACTTGCTGTAGCTGGATCGCAACGTGTACCGGCTTCCCCGAATCAGCTACATTCGCATCACTCAAGCCAAGCAACTCGCACCTTGCTTTCACGCAATTCATGGCGACCGAAAGGAAGTGAGCTGATCCGGCCTGTCCTCTCTTCTTGATGGATCTCGTTGGTTGGCCAAGGGCACCTATGCTTTCCTCGATAACCACGTCATCTCGCATGGAACGCCTCCACCCCTTCCATGCCTCACGTTCTATCGCATCGAGCCGCTGGCACTCAAGAGCAACCCTCTCATCGTAATCCGTGACTGCAGACTCTTTCCACAGCTTGCGAATGACCTGCAAGTCCTTCCAGATCATCATTTGGGAGACGCCGGTCTTCTTCGCCATGTGCCTTTGCGAACGACCCTCTAAGTACATCTTGGCGACTTTGACCCGTCGTTCTTCTACGCTTCCCTCTTTACCTAGCACTGACAACACCTTTCGGACAACCTAAGTTTTTTAAAACTCTAGTTTGAGCGAATACTCGGACCCGCCCTTCGTAACCTGTCTAATCATACCTGGATATTCTTTCATCAGCATGTCAATGCACCGCTTCTCGGTCTCAGCCGTCCGATAATCCTTGCAGCCTCCTTCATCCGTCCAGTGTGAATTATGCCAATAAAAGTGCCTTGCTGCTACAATGCCACCATCTTCCTTAATGCATCTCAGGCAAAGCTCGTAGTCTTCCTTCACGGCATACCGTTCATCGAAACGAGTCCTTCCATCGTTGAGGATCCCCATACAACTTGCCGTAATGTACCCCCTCCACAGGAAAGGCTTGAACGGATATACCACCCAAAGTTCACCGGTTGTCGCAATTCCTCATATCCGGTAATCGAGGTCTTCGGTTATATCAAATAATTGCTGCTATGCTCGAAGCCATCGCTCCTTCACATCGGAATCGTTACTGTACTTTCTTGCTTATCAGCCATATTTCCTTACCCTTTCGTTTTCTTCTGCCACGGCTTCTCGTCGATCGTCTCGGCAATGCCGATAGCCTGACGCAAGGAATCATCAACACCATCAAGGATCTGCCACAGGCCAGCGATGTATGTGTATTCCAACCTCTTCTCTTCTGGCCAAGCAGATCGAGGTGGTCGTGCTGGAAGACGCCGCTTAGCGATCTTTACACGCTTCAACAAATCTCGTATGTCAGCTTTATGCTTTGACTTATTGACTTTCCTGTTCTTTAACATGGCAACCCTAAACTCCCCTTTATGGGGCATAACACTAATAGGTGGAAAGTGGCGAAAGTGTTAATCGTTTACAAATTCGCCACCTTCCACCCGTTGGTGTTAAATCCTAGCAGCCAACCTCCGCTCCATGACGTAGGCATCTTCGTCCGTGTCATCGTAATGATTCTGAATTGTCGACACGGTCTGGAACCCATTCGCCTTAAAGAAAAGCTGTGCATCCAAATTGCTCTCGCGGACCTTGGTCCTAACAACACGCAAGCCCTGGCACATCGTCCGGTCAATCATGGTATCAATCAAAGCCGTTCCGACACCGCAACGCCTGACCTTCTCGCCCGGGCAAACGGCCAGATCTAAAATCTCAGAACATCTCGAAAGCAACTCATACACCACGAACCCGGCAACGCTCGCCCCAACCCTGGCAACACGGCAGAATGCATTTTTCTGACGCAAGACATCAATAAAATCCTGCCCTATCCATGGATTCCTGAAGCACACCCTTTCAATCATAATCACTTGCTGAATGTCCTGGTAAGTCATCCAACGGGTTTGCAGGCCTTGAATCATCAAAACACCATGCCCTGCTTTTCAGCCACCTTCAGAGCATCTACGATCGACTCCCTGAAGGTATCGCCATGACCGGTAGCGGTGTAATCGGTCTCCTTGCAATGAACCTGAGAATAGCACTTCTGTCTGTTGTTGCGGTCGATCATCGTGCCATTCGTCAACAACATCCCGTGGCGCAGCACCACGAAAACGATCAGTTCTTCAATAGATAGCCCGGATAAATTAGCCATAACCTCACCTTAAGGAGCTGCGTTGCCGTGTCTTGAAACTTCAAACGCGCGAGGCACACTGACCTCGCGATCGCTATGCAGAGACTCCTTGCCGATACCCATGCGACCCTCCATGCGACTGAGCCTCGCGTCGATATTTCGCAGGCTCTCTTCCATGTTCTTCAACCGTGGATCGAGCGATTGAATCTGCTCTTTCAGGTGGACCGTGGTCTGCGTATTGAGGATCGCTTTCTCGCGAGCCTCCGCTGCTGCGGAGGCACACGAACAGTGCATGAAGTAAGCCCAGCCAATGAGCGTTCCAACCACAGCTATGCCGCCAAAGATCAACTGCCATGTACGATCCCAGATCGGCTTGTGTTCATTCATGCAATGTTGTGCCGACCAGGATTCCGGCTTTTTCGTTGGCGTCACGTTTTTCCCTTTCAAATTTTCAGTTTTTGGTATCCCAAAGTGAATTGGTACTGCAACAAGCCGCTACGGCCCAAATCGCCCGGCTCGGTGTACTGATCAGCCAGATTGGGAACCAGATCCAAACCATAACCAAGGCGATACGATCGGCAGATGGAGGTCGAACAATAGGGAGGATATTTCAGCGGTGCGTCGTCATCCTCGTTGACGTCGGCCAGCCACCGGACGCCGGCCAGATGCAACATGGCCGTTCTCGCCAGCGCAATCCATCCATAAGGATGCTGGACAATCTCTTCCATCGCCAAGACGACCTTCTTGCGGCCGTACTCAGCGAACGGTATCTCGGGTATGACCCGATACACGTCTATTTGCCCAGGATAGCGGCGAACCAGCCTCGACAGCTCCACTCTTCTCGGCCCGAAACCGGTCGTCTGAAGCACGTCGATGCGGGCTCCATCCCTTGCGGACATTGCGCCATGCGTGTAGCTCGATCGACCGGCTACTTTCAGCATCGGCGAGTAAAACTTTCCTCCTCGCCAAAACGGTACGTCACGGAAGAGCAACACATCTGCATCGAGCATGTTCTCCCGTGCGTACCGGAGGTCAACCACTTTAAGCGAAGGCACCACAACCATCTCCTAGCGTCGAACGCGATAGAACAACTTTCGTCGAACGTAAGTTCTCTTCTTGACAGTAGCCTTTTTCTTGGTATTCAGGTAGCACTTGCCGTCCGGACAAGTGACCTTGGTCTTCTCGCGAACCGTCACGGGCAACTCATAAGGGACCGAATAAGGGCACGTTCCACTCGGGCAGGTGGACCGACGGATCGTCTTTTCAAGTTCGCCTTGAAAGTCGGGCAACTCGATCACTTCCTCCTCTTCGTCCGGAGAATAAAACTCGTAGCTCGGATTCGCGACCATCCCGACGACGACCCAAAGATCGTTATCCGCCTCAAAGAACTTTTCATCGAGCCATGCGTAGCCATCCAGACCCCAACCTTTGCCCCAACTGTTCTTGATCTTGAACCGCCGTTTCTCTTGGTTCCATCCAACGACCGTAATCTCATGATTCACCCAGCGGCCGTGTCCTCGCTCGTAGCTGATATAGCCATTGGAGTCGGGCGTGAAACCGGAACCGACAGAGATGCCCGCACTGCATGGATAACCACGATGCAACGAAGCACGGAGATGGCCAGGATTATTGCCATGCTCCGGAGGACCATAGACAGCAAGGCACTTGTACTTTGCCGCTTTTATTCGCCACCCGGCAGGCAAGCGGTCGTAAGGCTTCATGTCGCCAAACGGCAGATTCCCATACTCTCGAATCACCTCAGCGGCAGCTACCGCATACGTTCCGTTATAGCCGTCCGTAAGATTCGCGAGGAAGTAAGGCGACAATTCGAGCGTATTGCTCTTTCCGTACAGTCGATAAAGTGTCGCTTCTCCTAACGACGAAAACGTATTCAGAACACACGTCCCGGCCGCCTGGTTTTTGTGGTACAGAAATTGCGATGATAAATCTACCGATGGGCAATCCTCCGCAGAAAGCGGCTTCAGGATGGCAGAGACACTCGGGCCAGCCCACCTAACACCCTTTGGAGGTGGCATAAGGCCAAGATACCGCCAGCGCCCTTGAATCATCACCTTTTCGCGAGTCGCCGGCACGACCTCCTGGGCCATTTTTAATAGGTCATGTTTGTCATTACCCGCCACCTCGTTGATTGCAAGAACCTTGCCCTGATTGTGCCAGATAACCGCCGGTTTCTTCTTTCCGGACTTTTCCAGGACCGAGATCCACTTATCGAAAATCTTGGGGTGTGGCTTTTCCATCACCTCGTCGAGAATAATGGTCCACGTACCATTTTGAGACTTGAGATACTCGCCGAGTTCATGGTCACTGCTCGCGGCGGACAGCTTGTCATCGACACCAAACGCCGATCCAATACCTACCGCCGACAGCGTAAACCCTTCCACAGGATCCGGAACCGGATTGTCGGTATTGTCTTCGTCGGTCACCACCTCGACCGTGACCGAGTCGGATGCCGTTCGTCGTCGACCGGAAACTTTCAGCGTGAACGTGGTCGTTTCTTCGATCGTGAACTCTTCTGTGCCGGACAACCCGACCGCTTCGCCATTGAGCGTGGCGGTTCCATTCTTTCCGGACCAGGTGATCGGGACAACCGTCCCTTTTGCAACCAATTCGGACGCCGCTGAAACCGATGCGGTCGGACGATTGAAAATCTGCCCAATGGCTGCCGTCTGCATCAAATAAAGCATAAGCAGCAATGACAGAATAATGTACTTGATTTGTTTCATGACTAATTCTCTCTTTGATTTTGAATTTACCAACAAGCTATGGCCGACAGAAAACGCCGACCATAGCTTACTTTTCTGAAAACACTAACGCAGACCGTGTTGCTTAGCCCGGTTGCGTCACTTGATCGTCCGGAACCACCTCGACGCGAACCAGGTCCGTCTGGACGTTGCTGTTCACGTCATAGGCGATGATCGAGTAAGTCGTGTCCTTGTTCGGGAACACTTCCTGCTGGCCGTTGATCGACACGGCTTGGCCGTTGAGCGTGCAAAGAACCGTGTCTCGCGTGTTGGTCCACGTCACAATGACCTGGTCCCCTGCGTGGATTTGCGTCGCCGAAGCAGAGATCTGCGGATTGAGAACCGGAACGACGTCATCTTTGTCGTCATCCTTGTCATCATCCTTGTCGTCGCGGTTGAACCACCATTCAAGGCCATCGTGCTTTTCTTGGTTCGACTTGAACCCGGCAACGATAAGGAGAATCGCTTCGATCAGCGCCAAAATGTCCTCGGGATTCGGATCGCCAGCATCCTTGAGGCCGACTTCAACGGCGATCGACTTCTTGTCGTCGTCGTACCACTTCACGGCGAAGTCGCGAAGCAGTGTAGGGGTGATTTGACCGTCTCGGTTCTCAAACCGAGGGAGCCCGGCTCGTTTGATAAACGTGCACACCGCATCGGGATCAAAGCCCTTCCGGCGAGCGGCGAATCGAATCGCGATATGAGCACCCAAAAATCGCTTTCCGATCGACTCGGCCATTCTTCGCTTGCGCTCAACTAGGCCGACATTCTCTTTGTTTACGTCCTGATTCATAACTTCATCCTCACTTTTAAAAAAAACAACTGATATACAAACCGGTATACGTACATTATTATACCGGCAAACCACACATCACCAACTTAAACATCATCGCTGCGACATTCTCACCGACAGCTCGCTGAGTATCAGGTCGTTTCGATCACAAATGTTGGCGATCTGCTCTCGATACTGATCTTTCTTCCAGAAGCTTGACGGCGACAACGACAGCACAATCTTCACCTGATCACCATACCGCCACCGATCGTCGTATTCGATCTGCTCGGGATCGTCGACCTCAAGCAACACCTTTCTTTGGTGGGGTGGGGTGGAGTAAGACCACCGCCTGCTCGTTCCGTCGACGACGACAACATGAGGTTTGTAGTCGTCGCCAAACCTTACCGGATAAGGAGCGCCGACATATTCCACGTCTCCGACGACCTGAGGTCGATGGACCCCGCCAGCGAAAATCTTCCCGGCACCTTTTATACGCGGAGACCATCCGGATAGCCTTTTCCCACCGCCTGACACCGCACCATCAAAGACTTGGTGGCATACCGTGAAGTCCACCCCGGCCGCTTTGCCCCGGCAAATATCATCTTGGTAAGCGTCTAGGTGCTTCGAGTGAGGGTAGAACGCCCACCGCGCGTTGCCGATCTCGATAATCCCTGGCGTACTATGAAAGGTGATTCGTGGCAAATTATGCAAGAATCCGAAGAACGGGTGATCGGGGTCGGAGTAGTCGTTCTCGCCCATCAGCAAGTGGACCTCGCGGCCCATGTCCGCAATGGCCGACAACTCGTCAACAATCCGATTCACTAAGATGCTCGAATTTGACTTCCTGCCGTCGGTCAGGTCGCCGAGAATCAACATCGCATCCCACGGCCGGCCCCTCAACCATTCGAGAAACTCCCACTTGCAACCATCAAACAGGCTGTCCGTTAGATGTAAATCAGACGTAATCATCACTCGCATCGTCGATGTCCTCCTGACAGCAGCTACCACTTGGCAAGGTGCCCTACTCGGCATCCTCAGCTTCCTTGTCGATAGCCTCCTTCACTTCAAGCCGGTGGACCGGAACGTTACTTGGAGCATCCACCCCGATTCGAGCACCACCACAATGAGACCTTACAAGCGTAACAACGATGTTGTCGCCGATGGTGATTTTTTCGCCATCGTCTCTTGATAATACGAGCATTTTATATACCTCCTTGAGTTATTGGGCGAACGCCCGAGATTCCTAACCTAAATGACTACTGATTTTTTCGAGGGCATCCGACTGCCTTCGTAAATATTGGGCATACGCCGCAATGTCTTCTTTTGTATACTCACGGCCAAGACGCTGCATCCCGCGAGTCACGGTATCAACCGAATCCAGCACCACAACGAAACATGCCTTTTCGTGTTTTTCCGCTTCTATCATGCCATCTTGCATCCTAGCACTCCCTGGTGTGAGTGAACAAAGTTGACCGCTTCCTGCCTACGTTCCTCCGACCCTTCTGGGGCCTCTGAAAAGTCGTAGTCCAGACCCGGCTCCAAGCATCGCCGAGTCACTCGCGGCACGTCCTCCGACTTACTCGCCTCTCTTGCCGCACAGATGACGCACGGCCGTAGCGTTACCAGCTTATGGCACTTCGGACACCTGTAAGGAGGCACCTCTTCAATGCCATCAGAAGAATGCTTGCACCGCACCATCCGGTTATGAGAAGCGACTATCCGATTCCGCTCACCTTCGCTGACCTTTTTCAATCTCGCGTTGACCGTATACTTCACGGTATCAACGCTACATTCCAGCTCCTTGGCAATCTCGCGATGCGTTGTGCCGTCTCGATACAACTTGAAGATTTTCCGTTTTTCTTCCTTCGTCAGTCTCCGTACCTTTGACACGATGATTCTCCTATTCAGGCGAGCCTTCCGTTTCGCCATCAACCTTTGATGCATGCTCAAGATAATCAGCGGCACGTCTGCTATGCTCAGCAGCCTCTTTGTTCTCAGCGGCGGCGGCAACCTGGAAGCACTTCTGCCGAGACTCGTAAAGGTCTTTCATGTCGACTAGCTCTGGCGAACCGTGAAAAAGAACAAGAGCTTTGGTTGAAATTCCCATTACAAGCTCAACAGACCTTGGCCCGTGATACCCGAGGTGCCACACTATTTTGTTTTGCTTCTCGCTCATACTTTCCTCACTTTCATTCTTCCGATTCCAGTAAGCCTTGCGTAATAGGCTTTCTCATTTCTTTTTTGCGGCCCTAGGAACCAAAATTACGTTCACCGGTTTCCGTGGCCTAAACAGCTTTCCAATCCAATCTGACACGGCAGACAGCGCCGACGCGATACACATAAAAAGGCAAACAGAAACGAAAAAAGCTGCCAGCACCAATAGAACCCCGAGCAAGAGGATTGCCGGTGACAGGATAACCAACAGCACAACGGTGATTATGGTGGTTCCTGTTGACATTGGATTTATTCCTTTCGTTTAAAACGCGACCGGCGGGACTCGAACCCGCATCTACCCGAAAAATCTCCATGAAAAAAACGAGAAATGCTTCCATTGCACTACGGCCGCAGCCAATTACCTCTTTTTAACAACACCCTTGTCGAACAGGTCTTGCTCGGTTTTGCAGGTTTGCAAAAGCTGCATTTTTCGAGTGGTCTCCTGCTTCAGCTTGGCGATCTTCTGGACCGTTTTGTCCTTAGATCGCATCTCATCGCGGACCATCTCGAACTGCTCATGCACCGCATCGTCAACACCTTTGCGGCACGCATGGTACCGATGGTTGGTATCGAAAGGCATCTTCTTTTTGAGCTTTCTATCAAGAGCTTCCATCTCTTCATCGATGGCGTCTCGCTGTTCCCGCAACGCAAGCAGCTTGGCGTACTCTTTCTCGATTCCAAGATTCTTCGCCGCGACCACGAGTGCATCGTGGTCGATCTTCGCCATCCGCTTTGCATAAGTCGCATCTGAGGTCTGAACGGCCTCGATGCTTTCCTTTAACTCTCTTTCGAGAAGGTCGCGAAGCTCTCGTCTTGACTGTGTATTCAATTGAACGCTTGACATAATTCCTTACCCTTTCTTTCAAAAACCAACGTGGCTAAGCATTGTCAGCTACCTAACCACGTTGGACACAAATCCAAAACAACTGGGTTAAGTTGTAAATAAAAAACAGTTCTTGACCTCACGTTCTACTTCATGACATTACCCTCCTTCCTGGCCTTATTGGCCGTGTGACTCCCATGATCTTTTACTTAGATGACGGTGCAGGTTCGCCGTCTCGATACAGCACTGTTTGTGGGCCGTCTTCCGAAGCATGAGCCAGGCCATCTTGACTAAACCTTTCTCGTAACGGATCAAGACGCTTTCCAAAAAACTCTAGGCCTTGCTCACGAAAGAAGCATTCAATGTCTTTGTACACATCCGGATACCACTCGGGCATGTCGTCAAGCACCGGGCAACTACGAACCCACTCTTGAACGCGATCCTTTTCCTTTCTAAGGAGCTTCTCATATTTTTCATAGACATCTACCAAGCTAGACTTTAATTGCTTCGACCGGCCGCGAACTTCCTCAAGTTCTTCTCGCAACAATGCCCCCGCCTTACGCTCTGCATCCGCTTCATGACGATAGACGGCTACTGAAGTCTTCAGCGACCAAATCAAGAACCCGCGTCTTGCCCAAAGAACAATAAAAACTAGAGCGACAATATTCGCGACTAATGCCAGAACAAGAAACATGTCGTATCCTTCCTTACTTCAGATCCTCGGTATCAATGACAACGCCACGGCACCACACCTCTCCGTCTTCCATGATGTCGAACGTCTCGTGCGGAATGTCGGTTTTGTACGTCCATGCTGGACCATCTTCGTCACCATCTTCGTCGCACCACACGGCTTCGATTTTGTTGCGAAAGTTTTTCTTGGCGTGCTCTTCCAGAAGTGGACACTGGCGAAAGTCTTCGCAATCGCAGTTGTCTGGAATTTCGAGAGGTTCATTAGCGTTGAAGAGAATTTCTCCGCCCTCATAGCACCCAAACTCTTCCTCCCATGCACCGCAAACCTCCATAAGGTCGTCTGAGTGACCGTAGAAAATAAGTAACCCTGACTCCTTGGCAAGTCTTTCATGTTCCTCTGTCGGAACACCGCCCATGCCACAACCGCTCATCATATCAGCAAGCTCTTTAGCTGTTACCTTACCCATCACATACTCCTTTCGGATAAACTTTTTTAGCTAGTTCTAGCTTTTGAAAACCGGGCTCATAGTAACCCGACGATAGTTTTTGCATGAGGTTAATTACGCTATTCAAGGGCATTTTGTTCCGGTGCAATCGTGTCTCATGCTTCACGGTCGAAACCTTAGGACCGCATTCACCGGAAACATCGATCTCGATAAGACCGGCGTACTCTGGCACCTCATGCGGCTCCACCAACCCGGCCGGCGTCACAAACCAAAAGTAGTTCGGACCGCCGCCGCCCTGTATAATTTCATGCTTTGGACGACGATCTCTCGACCACATTGACTTTTTCTTAAAATCCGCAAAGAAATCACTCCTGCTTACTTTGACCTCAAACTCATGCCACAAACCCGCTTTGGTGATCTCAACCAAGTCGCACTCATAGCCATAGCCGACTGGAATAACGTTAGGTATCAACGCCACCGGCTTAGGCCAATGCCACCTACGCCGATAGGCAACAAGTATTTTCGAGATGCGGTCTGTGTGTTTCATTGCGATCATTGAACCTTCGCGAACTTTCTCGGCTTCCCGTTCCATAGCCCGACGTTCTCGGAGTCGAACGGCTTTGCTTCGCCGTAACCATCAAACACAAACACGCCGTCACCACCAAGAATAGTAAACAGCATCTTCCGGTCACGTCGCCTTCCTCTCGTCCATATCGCGTTAGGCAACTTCGCCTGCCAGGCCAGCACCTTTTTCTTGAACAGCTCACGCTTGTACGCACGCATCTTCTGATGGAATTGCTTTGGGCGTGGAACCAGCTTCCCGCAACCATCCGGGCAAGAGATATAATCTTTCGACGTGGCGATCATGTACTTACCGCAGTGGCGGCACGTCGGCACAAACGGATGCCCATCATTCATCGTTCTTGTCTCCCTGACATTTAACCGGCTTATCCAGCTCAGCCAGCAACCTGTCAGTCAAATCGACTGCGAACCTCGGAAGCCCGTCGTCAATATGGTCAATGCGATACCCGAGGCCTTCGACCGGTGGGATTGACACTTGCGATAGTAAGCCTGACAAAATCCTGCTGGCGATTTCAGTTCGCACTTGCTGTCGAGCTTCGTTAGCTCGTTCTCTTAATAAATCACACAAGTCGCCAGGTATAGGATCACCGCGATCTTTTCTTGGCGGTGGAGGTGACACAAACTCTGGTTTTTCTTGTGGCGGTTCACATTTTATAAATTGGGCATCTGTTTTGTCGGTCATTTTGAAAACTCCTTCGTGTTTTGGTTATTGGCTTCCATCCCGTTACCTTTCAAGCATCCCCTTTAAAAAAGCCACAACGTAAGACAAAACAATGTCAGACAGAGCTCCAAGCATGAAAACACCAGAGAGCAGCTTGTAGGATTTCACTCCAAAAATATGATACCCCCAAATAAAGTACAGTCCCGGTAGCAATACCAAGACAGAAGCGATCATCATTATGAGCGATATAATCCCTAATACAGTGCAAAGTTTTTTCATTTTGTTACTCCTTTTCTTTAACTTTTTCGGAGGTTCACAATTTACGAACCGGGCATTTGTTTTGTCGGTTCTTTCATAAGGAGAACAGTACCCTCTCAGAGCATAAATTCTGCATCTTTTGTGAAGATGGTATATACACCTTAGACAGGTTTTTTCTTTGCCATCGGCAACAACCTCCACCCAGCTACCTAGCTCCTCGTCCCAGAATTTATCGCCGATCGGTCTGGTTCGTGTTTGCTCTGTCATTTTCAAACTCCTGGATAATCCGTGTTCAATTTTTCCAAATAAGATATGCATTCTTCTAGTAATTTCTCGTGGTCTTTCAACTCTGACCGCAATCTTTCTACTACGCCTCGTGACAGATCAATATTTGCCTTAGCGGACCTTTTCGCCCACTCCACGACAACTGCCTTATCCGTTGAAAAGGTATTGTCGTACATCATCTCGCCATCGCATGTACAGTTTGGCCAACCAGGTTCTTCGCACTGCTTTTCGATGATCTCACCGCTGCAGTAGGTATAAACGGTGATTGACTTGTCATGCTGATCCTCACATCGGACCAGCTCGCAAAGCTTTTCCGGATCGGTTTCAAATTCAGAGAGGTATCTTAAGAGGCTTTCATTTGAGGTGCGCGATGGTCGTTTACTCACATTTCCGTCCATGTCGATCACGATGATGTTATGAATATACGGCGAGCCTATGCAGATTCCTTCATCGGTGACCTGGACATGGTGATCGATCCGATAGTATTCCTTGACTGCTTTCCATCCCATTTTAATTTTCCTCCAAAAAAGCCTTAATAAATTCCGCCGCTACTTGCGGGACGATGGCGTTGCGCGGTGTTGGTAAAAGTACCCCATGATCCGCCGACGCTCATAATCTGTCCATCCACTTTTTTTCTGGTCATCTCTTACGAGGTTCTGTTGTAGTTGGTCCAAAGCATGATGCCACATCGGTAAAACTAAAATTCCATGCGACTGAATCCACTCACAGCGATCCCAGGCTTCGTCTGGAGAATCTCTGAAACCAATAAGGGCATAACATCGTATACGACGCTTTGCCGTTCCAAACGACAGTAACTTTTCAAGTGCAATTGACCATGCCTCTTTTTCAGATTTGCTATCAAGAGCAACTCGTACCATCGCTTTTTTGATTCGTCCGATCCGCTCGGCATGGTGGTCAGTCAGTAGACGACAGTCGAGACCTTGGTTAAAATCACACCACCCAATTCCTTCGAGCTGATCCATAACGCTGTCAAAATGTTCGACCGATGCGGCTAGCAAATTGTTATCGCAAATAATCGGTCCAGGAGACCAAGATTCTAACTCACGAAACTTTCCCTCAATCTTCGGAACGGCACAAAACGCACATTGATTCGGGCAACCAACCGTCGTTCGCGTTGCTTGTGAATTTATCATCTGCAAAACCCCGTCATAGTCATTCATCGAAACCGTCACGTTTTCAATTCCAGAAAGATAGCTTGGCATCAATCTGATAGCAGGTCCTCCGACAATTGCTTTGTCCCATAGTAGGGATCGTTCAATGAGCATGGTGCGCACAGCAGGTAAGCGCCATGTAAAAGGCACGGACACAAAAAGAGTCCTTTCAACCATCCATGTTGTTTCTCGTTTTGGCCAATTGATTTTCATTTTTTCAGCCACTCCACCGCATACGGCTCGCTGTGTTCTTGATACGCTTTTCTGCCATCTTCGATATGCTTTCTAAGCCATTCTCTGGCACCATCACGCGCAACATGCAGTGATTCCCAAAGGATGTCAGCAGCTTCTATGAGTTTTTCAACCACTCGATACAGAGGCCAATTGAGTTTCCTAGGAATCCCATTGACATTGAACTCTACGAAATCATCTATTGGTGGCCTGAAAGATTCACCCATCACTTTTCCTCCGCGTCCTCTGTGGTTAAAGCTCCCGTTCATCCTGTCCATGTTCAACTTTAATTCCTCCAGGCCATCTCTTGGCCGCAAAAACTTCCTCACTTCCGCTGCCCAGTACGTGAGCCCAATCGTCATGACACCATCGGCAAAGACCGATCAGGTTCCAAAATTCGTCAGGGCCGCCGTGCGACCTGTAAATGATGTGGTGGATGTCGTTGATGTGTCGCCGCCCGCATCGTTCGCAGAGCGGCGTGTCTTGCTCGCCGATCTTCCACGCCTCGCAGTACACCTTGACGTGTGGTTCCACAATTCAATCATGCCTCTTCAGCTGGGTTACAAGTAAATATATTTCCGAGAAGCTGATCCTCGGCGGTACGAAGCACCAACCCTCACAAACAACGTTATCAGGTGGCGGTGGCGGAAGTGGCCTTTGGCGTCGTTGCGACCGCAAACGTTGAACTTCTTTTTTGAGTTTCTTTATTTTTTTCTTCTTGCTCATCTCACACCACAACGATAATCGTAAAGAACTCTTCCTTGTCGCGAACTTCGCGACGGCCGTCAATTTGATACCTACCAGTTGCACGGGTTACGATCGTCTTGTATTTGAAAAACTTCGCCGTCTTTACAATCAGATCTACCAGTGACTCTGGATCTGTCGTTACCTTGAACCTGCTCGGAAACAGCTGAATGTTTCTATGTTCCGTAACCGACGCGTGAATCCACCGCTTTGCCCTCATGTACTGGTTCATACCGTTTGCTCCTCGTGTTCTGGTGTCGGGATGCAGATCCCGTTTTCAAACGCCCATGCCAAAATAAAATTCAAGAAGTCAATCATCTGATGCTTGGTCATCCTCGCCTTTTTGACCTCGTATTCGATCCCTCGCGACGTTGCGTATAAAACCTTCAAGTAAGAATCCGTGTTGTCAACGTCGATAGCCAGGGGGACACGAGTATTCAGGATCTTGATAAATCCAAGCTCGCTCCAACCCTGATCCTTCATCCACTCGATCACCGAAGGGATCACCACGCCGTAGTAGTAAGCTAACTGCTGAAGAGTCTTGGTTGCGCGTAGTGGCTTCACTTCGATTCGGAACGTTTGCCCGTTCTCCTGGGATCGTATCCAAGCCTGATACTCATCCACACGGTGGAAGACTAAACGTCCGTCTCTTTTCGTTGCTGTTATCCTTAACATCGTGATCCTTCACTTTCGCTGTTGGGAGGGAGTCCCTAGACCCCGACCCTGCACAGAGGGTCGGGAAGGGCCTTCGCCGCCGGTCGGTCGCCGCCTTTTGCCCGGTTGCTGTCTCACCATTACGGCCGTCGCGTCGGCCCACTAACCAACAACAGTAGTGCATCTATCTGATGGCGCGGGCTAGGGTACGTCGTAATTTCCCGCGTCTCTTGGTTCGAGCTAACGCTCGTTGGTTTTGGTAGCGTTTGCTATCCCAACGGTGCGGAAGCACCAACCAGTACGGATGCGGGAAACGATGCGGCCCGCTTCACCGCAGCGCCGATCCCCGCAGGGTGGGCCGTCGACGCACGGCCAAGTTCGATTGTCCTACCCATGCTCACGATACTTCCTCGCGTTGCGGCTCGGGACAACCAGCGGCGATCCATTCGTGGATTTCTTGCTGATTCCACCGCACGATGCGGCCTACTCGTATCGCCGCCGGCATCTTACCCATCTCGGCCATGCGACATACGTGCCGCGCCGAACATCCGAGCAAGTCAGCCACGTATTGAGCTTTTATGAGTTTTTGTTCCATTTTAGCTCCCATGTATAGATGTAATATTTATTGTTGCATCGGTATCAATACCGAATTTTTGCTCACCCATCTGCATTACGCGGCCCCTTGGGCCGACAGATCCTTTTTCCGCTTGCCGTACAGCGTCCGCAGTTCGTCGGCGATGGCCTTGTTCGCCGCAACCACCTTGTCGGCAGCAATGGCCTGACCGACCTTTTCGAGTTCTTGATGATTCTTCGCTTCACCCATCATGACACAATACTTGTCAATGATCTCGTTAGGATCGGCTGCCTTTGCCTCGGCCTTGGCCTCTGATTGTTCCAGCGGACTCATGCTCTTGTCGGCGTCTTCGCTTGCCGAAAGCCCGAACAGTAGGCTCATCGCGTACTTCTTGGCGTAAGTCTGAGCCTTGCCGCACGCCTTGTCTTGGGTATCATGGCCCTCGCCGACTCCCTGGATCTCGATCCACTGACCGCTTGTGTGGATCAGTCTGGCCGCTACCGTGACGCGAGATACGAAGTACGTGACGATCTTGCCGTTTCGATCGGTCCGTTCGTAAGAATCCGAAGAGTTGGCGACGACTGTAAAGACTACGGTCAACCCGTGTTTTTTCATCGCGGATGACGTAGCAACGAGGTAGTCGCGAAACGTGGCATACGGATATGATGCACCGCCGCCCTGGACTTGAGAAGACTTATTGACCTCTTCCATCTCATTCCGTGCATCAAACAACGCTTGACACACCTTGTCTGTACTTTCCGATGTATTCATTTACCATGCCTCCGAAAATTGGTTGATTTGATTTTGAAAATCCAGCCTCCACTTTCCGTTCAGTCGGCATCGGACGATGTCCGCGACCGCCTCGGCATTCTCTCGCCGCCCGCGTTCGATCCATGATGGATGTTCCTCGCAGACGAAAACGGGATGCGGAAACTTGCTGCTTACCGCGATAAAATAGAACCGACCCACCGGCAAGCCGTGTGCTCGCAAGCCATCCTCATACCATGGCTGCTGCCGGTAATAGCCCCACCTCCGTGCTGACCGCTTCCAGTGCTCGGGCCGGGTCGGTCCATCCTTGGGCGTAAACGTCTTGACGTCGAGCGTGTCATCGCCTCTTGCGTCCAACCGACACTTCTTCTTGACGCCAAAATCGTCCCACCGAAATACCTCTTCTCTGATCGGGCAGTCTCGTAAAATGCTCGACGCAAACGGATCGTCCAAGACGGCCGTCGCCATCGCCTCGGCAAGATTCCAATCCTCCCTGGAAACGACGGTCTTGTCCTTGTTCGAGTTGACGAAGATGGCACGTTGTTTTCCATACTCCTTGGTTGACGTGACCTTGGCATACTTGGAACCGTCCGGCTTACGTATCTCACTTGACCAATCCGGTTCACGGACAAATTCCAGTTCCGTTCGTTCCGGCTCCAATATAAAACTGTGAGTGAGTTGGCCGATCACCTGACTTTCTGTCGATTTGCGAACCATCTCTTTCGTGATGTAGGTCCGATAGTACGCATCGGCACCCTCCGAAAGGAAAAACTCTTTCATCGAGTTCGATAGGTGCGAGTAATCCGCATGATACTCCGCGTTCGTCTCGTAAGGTTTGTTTCCTGCAATCATCACCTAATCTCCGCAAAGTCCGATGGCATCAGGTAGTTCGCCATCGCAACCGTGTCGTGAAAACTTTTCGGTTTCAGACGCCCGCTAGTCAACCACTCACGCATATCCTTGCAGCCTGGCGGTCTGATAATCTTTACCGTACTGGCAAGCTCAAAACATCGCTTCGCGAGCTTCAACGCCCCGTAGTGGCCCGGATTCCACCATGAACCGTCGGGCCTCTGCTTTTCCTCGTCCCGGTCCGCGACGATCACCAACTGGATACTTTTGTTAAGCAGGGCGGCCACCATATCGACGCAACTCAAATTACTTGGCCGCCCTGCTATCCACTCGTCGGGGAGCGCGGTCATTGCTGCCGCTGTGTCGCTTGCTCCCTCGACTACTACTAACCGCTTTTTGTCGAGTAAATCCGTTGCACGAAACAGACCCGCCGCACCGCCTTTCTCACTCCACTTCTTGCCGCTCATCGCCCGGTACT